ATTGTGACACTATAAGTATTGAACAAAAATTAGATATTGAAGACCAAATAAATAATATTACAGAAAAAATAAAGGAAACGAAAGAAAAAAAGAAGGAGTATTTTTTAGACAACTCACAATTTATTTTTGATTATTTTGAAAATAAAAAAAATATATCTACTGGAAATTTATCTCAAACAGTAACAGGAAAAACCAAAGCATTAAATAATTTTTTTAAAATAAAGCAAGATGATACTGAAACAATTAAAAATCAAAATAAAAATAACAACATAGTTCAAAAATATTTAAGTAACATCGACGACACTTTTTTAGACGTTAGTTCATTTGTTTATCAGACAGATGTGTGTCAAGTTTGTCATAAAGGTGAATTAATTCCTCTTGAAGATGAAGGAATATTAGTTTGCAATAATTGTTCTAGAAGCATTTCTTATCTTATTGAAAATGAAAAACCATCTTACAAAGAACCGCCAAAAGAAGTATGTTTTTATGCTTATAAGCGTATTAATCATTTTAAAGAAATATTGGCACAGTTTCAAGGAAAAGAAACAACGCAAATTCCTCCCGATATTATTGAAAATATTAAGTTGCAAATTAAAAAAGAGAGAATAGAATTAGCTCAAATAACTAATGGAAAAACTAAGGAAATACTAAAAAAATTAGGCTATAATAAATACTATGAACATATACCATTTATTAAAGATAAGTTGGGAATAAAACCACCGATTATGTCGCCTGAATTAGAGGAAACGCTTTGTAACCTATTTATCGAGTTACAATCGCCTTATTCTAAATATTGTCCTGACGATAGAGTTAATTTTTTAAATTATTATTATACTGCCTATAAATTATGTGAACTACTAGGAGAAGACAAATATTTAGATTTCTTCCCGATGCTAAAAGACAAAGAAAAAAGAATAGAACAAGATACAATTTGGAAGAAGATATGTGAAGAGCTGGATTGGGAATTTATTCATACTATTTGAGGAACGTGCATTTTAGTTTCTTGTTGGTGCGTAAGGAAATAATTTGGATAAATTTGTGTTATAAATTGAATAATTTGGGTCATTGCAGTTTGCACCATATCCTCTTCCATACATAACGCCTCCTTTTTGCCTTCTGTGACTTTTTTTTCTTCTTAAATTAGAGACACGTTTTTTGGTATGTCGTCTCATTCTTCTTCCAGCGTTCATAGACGCAATAGAGCCATCTGTAGATGTGTTAGAACTATCAGTAGATGCGTTGGAACTGTTCATAGAAGTATTCATAGATTCATCTGCCACAGAAGTCTCTCCACTTAAGTCAAGACTTTGATTCATATCAAGATTATGATTATCATTTGCGTCTTGTGGTATTGCGTCTTGTGGTATTTCGTTCGCTTCGCCTTCCGGAGCTTGTAAATCACTTAAGTTTAATAATGGTCCTTGTTCGCTATTTTGAGAGGTATCATTGTTTTCGGCTGGCGGAGCTGGAGCGGGTTGTACTTGTGGTGCTTCATTTCCTTGTAATCCTATATTATTTAAAGGGGGTAAATTATTATGTAAATTTTTTGCAATATCAAAAATAATTTGATGAGCGTTAAAATTATTATTAAAGTATTCTATTGCTTGGTTAATAGTATCTATTGAAACGTTTAAAGCGCTTAACTCGTCTATTTGGTCTTGTTGAAAACCATTGTCAAGCAAATGTTGTGTTTCATCAGGCTCAAAACCTCCTCTCATATTTTTTTTACTTTTTACTCTTTTGTTTTTACGTTTTACAATATATTTTTTTGACCTTGACATATATATATAATTAATTATTTTTTTTTTATAAAATTCAATTGATTTGTCGTATTTAATACTTCAAGCTTTAAACTTGTAATTTTATCTAAAAATAATTTTTTGTCATTTTCATCTTTAATTAACGAGTAGTATATCTCGAATTCACGCAATTGAGTGTTTTTATCTTCTATTATTTCTTCTATTGCAGAAAATATATCTTCAACGCATTTTATATATATTTTTTTTAAATATTCTGGATTATTTAAGTAACATAATATTCCTAGTATTATATAACTTTCTCTAGGAATTTCCATATTTAAATAATTATTATAAAATTATTTAAATTAAATATTATTCAGTTTAAAAGCCTCCTGGGAAACGAACCAAGTTAGCGCCAATACCAAAGCCAGCACCAGAACGAGCTGTAACACCCATAGAAGGAATGTAGGTATCAAGAATACTAAATGTGGCAGCAGCAGTTAAAGCAATCAAAATAATTTCCTCAATGTTCAAAGAACGTTTAGGAATAGCATAGGCAGCGATAGCCACCATTAAACCTTCAACAAGATACTTAATAATTCTCTTGACAAGTTCGCCAACGTTAATTAATCCGTTCATTATATTAAATAAAAAGAAAAAAATATATATTGCGATAAAAAACTTAAAATTAAATAGTTAATTAAACTAAAATGGATCGTTCTAAAGATAAGAATTCCAAAAAAAATGGATTTGAGAGAAAGGAAATAAATGGGAAAACAAATCCTAAATATGTTGACCTATTAGAAGAAGATAAACCTATAGCTGGACAAAAATTTGTGTGCGTTTCATTCGTTTCACCTGAAAAAATCATAAAACAAAAAGAGCTTTTTTACTTTGAAGAATTCCTAAAGAAATGGGATTTTAATAAATCTATGGAAAAGTTTGTTCAGTTCCTTAATTTCATTTCATACAAATATAACGTTTCATTTGAGGACGTTTCAAATGATTTTAAGGACTTTGTAAAAGAAGAAAGGGAAACTCTTTCTAAAAGTAATATGACTGACGACTATAAAACATTTTTAGATAATAATGAAACCGAACTAGATAAGTCATTTAATCGTCTTCATAATTTCCAAACTAGTACTAGAGGATTAAAAATTCGTGGCTCTTATCCATCAATGGAGGAAGCTGAATTGAGATGCAAACTGTTAAGAGAAATAGACCCAAATCACGACATTATGGTTGGACCTGTTGGAATGTGGATGCCTTGGGAGCCTGAAGCTTATAAAACTGGTCGCGTTGAATATATGGAAGAAGAGTTGAATCAATTAATGCACGAAAAAACTAAAAATGAATCAAATGCTAAAACTGCTTTCGACCAGCGTATTAAAGAAACTAAACAAAAGGCAATTGAAGAGAATGTTAAAAAGGCGGAAAAATCTGGAAACACATTATCACAAACTCTTGATGAGCAAGGAAATTTAGTTGGCGTTAATAATTCAAACACTCAAGAGTTTGCTTTAAAAGAACAAGAAAACATTTCTACTGCTGACATTTGTATGGAACTTTTTGAAGGTGAAAATATTGTTGTTGGCAAAACAGATAATGGTCAAAGCTTGCTTGTTAGTGGTCCTTTCGCAAAAAAGAATTAAGATAACTTTGTATATTAAGTTGCGTATTAATTTAAATATTCTTTATTAATAATATTATGAATAATGAATATGAATATGTTGGGTACACTGGTGCTTTTTTTATAAGTATAAATTTAATTCCACAAATTTATCATATTTATAAAAACAAAAACGCCGACTCAATTTCGGTTACTTCTATTGCTCTGGGAATAATTTCGTCAATTATTATGTTTAGTTATGGCATTTTAATTAATAAATTTCCTATTATAATTTCTAATGGTATGGTTTTTTTATTTTATTTAATTATACTATTTTTTAAATATTTATACAGTTTTTCAACTTTGAATAATGCTAATATAAATTATTTAAATGTGTAAAATATCTAAAGCTTATTAATTATAATAAAACATAAATAAAAAATTGATATAAAATTATTTCATTATTTTATTTAATAAAATATAAGATAATGAATTTTACTAAAAGACCAAAATATGAAATTACAAATTTGCAACTAGATGAAGAGTTAAAGAATTTAGCTGTAAAAATTATTAGAACTGGTGAAAATGTTGACAATGTCGGACATTTGTCAAAACTAAAAACATATGAATTTTACCATCAACAATTGGCAGTTTATTTTAAAACAAAATGCCATAGAAAACCAACGCAAACAGATAACTTAGCATTTATGTTATTATTATCTTATCCAGAGAGAATGATATTGCAATTTACTTCATTTAAAGACCTTAAATTATCTTTTAACAACTGCAAAGAAGAAAGCGATTTTGACTCTATTGGGTTTGAAATTGGTACAGATGAAGAAGAAAACACTTGCATTTGTAATGAACCTATTAAAAATATTCATATTTTCAGAAACAAATTTTCTGGAATGTCTTTTCAAATTGGTAGCATTTGTAATGAGCGTTACGGTCTTATAAGTAAACAAGACCCAAATTATAAATCTACTTGTAAAAAAATTAAAGAACATAAAGAAAAGGAAAAAGAACGAAGTGAAAATTTACCTGAGGGATATTATGAAAATGATAGAAAACAAAAAAAACTATTAAGAGAACAAAATAAACAAATAAAAGAAGAAGAAGAAATAATTAAAAAAGAATTAAAACAAATGAGAGAAGAAGAAAGAAAAACTAGACAATATGAAATAAATTTTCAAAAACAACTTAAAGAAATGAATAAGAGTGGCCGAGGCCATTATGTAAGTAAAAAATGTTATTTATGTAAAAGAGATGGTATATACAAATTCATAGATAAACTATACATTTGTTCTAATTGTGAACCAAACGAGCATAAAAATTTAAAGAGGTTAATAAATTCTGGAATTAAAAATGCCTTAAAAGAGTGTGTAAATTGCGACTTAAAGCTTATTAATAATGGTAATGATTTATGTCAAAGATGTAATAAAGAGGTTAAAATAAAGGGTTGCAATTTATGTAATGAACGATTTATTATTGGCATTAATAAAAACGATTTGTATTGTGACGTATGTGATGAAAATCTAATAAACTGTTTAGACTGTAGGCGAGAATTATTGAAACAACAATCACAAAATCTAAGGTGTTATAAGTGCAATTATAAATATATAAATAAAATAGAAGTAAAGGTTTGCGAATATTGCGACGATGAATTTGAAATCGGAGAGAAAGAAAAATGGAAAACTTGTTGCAGTGAATGTTATGTTGACAATAGAATACTACAAAAATGTGATTTGTGTAATGATTATTTCAAAAAAATGAAAAATGAAACATGGAAGAAAGTGTGTAAAACTTGTTATTATAAAAATAAAAATTTATCTTAACAAATAATATTTAATTATAATCATATTTTGTTACAAAAGTAATTTGTTACTTTCTACCATTTATTCGCCTTTTTGACACTAATTTTAGGACCAGCGCCGCGTTTCTTAACATTATTTGGGTCATATTTTTCTTCTTCATCGTCGTCAGTCATTCCTTTTGATAATTCCCAGAATTCTTTAGAGCCTAATCTGAAGTCGCCGTGGTTGTCAGCTTTGTACCAGAAAACTTGGTCGTGCAATTTGTTGGATTTCGAGTTATTATTAATTACCAAGCACTCATAATTTTCAGTACATTGGTCCATCACCTGACAAAAGCTCTCAAAAGTTGGAAACATCCCCGCGTAATTTTCATATATACGCCTTCTGTTTGCAATATAATTTTCTCTCAAAATAAAGACGTAATCAATGTTTGTTCTTAGCGTGGGAGGTATGCCTAATGGATATTGCATTGTTATTACCAACATCACCTTCCAATGTCTGCCGTTCATAAATAAAAGACGCATCATCTTATCGCGCGCCCAAGTGTTATCATATAAACAATCATCTAAAATAACAAACGCACGAGGGTCAATAGTACTGCGTTTATATGTTTCCATCTCTTTTTTAATTTGCTTCAAAACAGTTCGCTGTCTTTTCAATATATTTTCTATAATAGCAGTGTTATATTCATTATGAACAAATAATTTCGGCACCATTTTTCCATAAAATCCGTTCCCTTCTTCTGTACCTGATATAACTGTTCCTATTGGGATTTCTTGTTGATAATATAATAAATCTCTTACCAAAAATGATTTGCCTGTATCTCTTTTTCCAATTAAAACAACTACAGGACCCTTATTTTCATTAGGCTTAAAACTTATACTTTTCATATCAAATTTTTTAAGTTCTAAAGTCATTATTATAAGTTTTAGAAATTATTTTTTAATCATTTTTACGCATACGCAAATATTTATAAAAAATAAATAAGTTAAAAAGACATATAATTTATATATTAAGTAGCTAATAATGATAAATGTGAATTATCAAAAGAGAAAAAACTCTGAACTTTTTAAAAGTTTAGAGAATCCTGAATCATTGTTTCTTTCTGAAACACAAAATTATATTCCAATTTATACAAAATTCTTCACTCTAAATGAGACAAACTATAATAATATTAATTTAAATAATAAGTGGTACATTTCTTCTATTAATGAACATGTTGAAGACAATGAACGTCTTTATAACTGTCGCATTAAGAACGTAAATAATAATAAAAGTAAAGATAAAGATTTATTTTTTAAATTAGCGCCTTTATTAGACCCTTATAAATTTTTAATAGGAAAATACAACATTTTTGACAATCGTTATTTAAAATTACCAAAAATTGATTCAACTGAAAGTGATACTTATATTAAATATTTAGATTTAAACAATTCAGCTTACGTAGATGGATTATTTTTATTCTTAAGTAGTAATTTAATTCATGAACACAACTTTGTTAACGGTGTAGACTATTATGGCTCTTTTTTGGCAATTAAAAATAATTTCAAAATTAATGTTTTTGATGACATTGACTATTTAAATGGGTCTGAATTTTTCAATAAAAATAAAAATAAGTTATTTACTATTGATGATTATGAACATTTATTCAATTTACAAGAAGGAAAATTAAAACCAATTACTATACAACACGATTTAAGTTCTAAATCTAAAATGTCAATAAAATCTTTTGATGAGAATATTTACGAAGATATTTTTGAAGACAATAATGCAACATTAAGTCTAGATGATTTAAAAGACTTATCAATTGAATTGGTTGATATTACAGATACAGATATTACGCATACAGACGATAAAGATAATAAAGATGATAAAGATAAAAATGTTACATTAAAGTCAAATTCTACGTGTTCTTCTAGGTCATCTCATACATCTGTAGATGAAATAGATTGCAACCACGATAACTGTAGCGGTTGTGAGGAATTAGAAGAAGATAATGATGAATTAATTGAAGAAGTTTCTGAAGGGTCTGAAGACTCTAAAGGTTCTGAAAGTTCTGATGAAGATTATGAGGAGGAGGTTATAAATGCAATAATTCCTAAGTTTCCAGTTCAGGTTATTTGTATGGAAAATTGCGAAAAAACTTTTGATGAATTAATACTTACAAATGAATTAAGCTCAGAAGAGTGGTATTCTGCTTTTATGCAAATTATTATGATTTTAATTACTTACCAAAAATGTTTTAACTTTACACATAATGACCTTCATACAAATAATGTAATGTATGTTGAAACTAATAAAAAATATTTGCATTATTGCTATAAAAAAAAATATTACAAGGTTCCAACTTTTGGACGCATATTTAAAATAATAGATTTTGGAAGAAGCATTTATAAATTTAACGGAAACATATTTTGTAGTGATAGTTTTAATATTGGTGGAGATGCTGCAACACAGTATAATACAGAACCTTATTTCAACGAAAAAAAACCTAGATTAGAACCTAATTTTAGTTTTGATTTGTGTCGTTTAGCTTGTTCAATTTATGATTACGTTATTGATGAATCTGATGATACAAAAGACATAAGCAATTTAAAAGACCCTGTTAAAAAAATAATTGTTGAATGGTGTTTAGATGACAAGGGTATAAATATGTTGTATAAAAATAATGGTGACGATAGATATCCAGATTTTAAATTATATAAAATGATTTCTCGTTGTGTTCATAATCACACTCCAGTGGCTCAATTAGAGCGCCCAGAATTCAAAAAGTTTTCAAACTTTAAGGGCGACATTTCTAATGAACAAATAATAGATATTGATAAAATTCCTATTTATGTTTAATTTAGCAAGATGATAATTATTATTTTTGCATTATATCCATAATACTATTATATTTATATATATTATGGATTCTTTTGGTTTTATTATTACGAGACACGTTAATTCAGAAAAAACAAATAAATATTGGAATCATTGCGTTAAATGTTTAAGAACATTTTATCCTCGAAAAAAAATTATTATCATCGACGACAATAGTAATCCTGATTTTTTAAAAGCTGAGTTTAACTATATAAATATACAAGTTATTCAATCTGAATTCAAGGGTCGCGGCGAATTATTACCATATTATTACTTTTTAAAGAATAAGTTTTTTAAAAATGCTGTAATAATTCACGATAGTATTTTTTTTCATAAAAGAATTAACTTTGAAAATTTGTTAGGAAAAAAAGTTATGCCATTATGGTTTTTCTATCCAGATAAAGAAAATATTAACAATACATTAAGAATTGCTAATAATTTAAAAAATTCACAAGGAATAATTCAAAAAATAAACGGTGACCAAACCGTTATGGGTTTATCGCATACAAAATGGTATGGATGCTTTGGAGGCCAAACATTTATTAATCACGATTTTTTAAATTTTATAGAACAAAAATATGGTTTAACAAATATGATATCAGCTGTTTCTTGTAGAGCTGACCGTTGTTCGCTTGAAAGAGTATTAGGATGTATATTTTTTACTGAAAACCCAAAAATTTTAAATAATAAATCATTATTTGGCGATATAATGAAGTATCAAACGTGGGGTTATACATTTGAAACTTACGAATCAGATTTAAAAAGACGTAGGGTTCCTAGAGCAGTTGTTAAAGTTTGGACAGGTCGCTAATAAGTGTAATGTTTCATTTTTACTCATAGTTAAAATAGTTTTTATTGTATTTTTTAAAACTTGAATTTCGGCTTCTAGTTGTTCGCTATTTTTTTTACACTGTATTAGCTGTTTAATTTGTTTTGGTGGAGCAACAGTATAGAATAAATATATGATATACACCATTGCAAAAATTGAGTACATTTTATACTTTAACTAGCATCATTTTTTTAAATTATTTTTATAAATTGTTTACAATAAGTTATAAAAATATATAAAAAT